CTCGGCGTTCCTAGAGGCATCCGAGGAGAACCGGGACCTGAACTTCGCCATCGCGGCGTCAAACTCGGCCCTCTGCGCGTCGGTCATGGCCGAGTACCGCCCCACCGGCCTGTCGCCCTCGACCGGCGCCGCGATCGCTCGCCGCAGGAGGTGCCGCTGGCGGTGCGCGGCCGCGACCTCGGCGTCGAGCAGCTGGCAGACCTCGGCGTAGCTCGGGAACCACTTGCAGGACCGCGCCGCCGCATCAAGGCTCGAGCGGGTATATGCATGGCGCGGATAGTTCAGCATCGCCGCGTAAGCCGCGATCCGCGTCCTGGCGTCCTCGGCGCTGAGCTGGCCCGCGACGAGCGTCCCAAGCGCGCCGAGCCACCGCTCGACCGTCGCCTGCGGCGCGGGCTGCAACGCGTCCTCGACGGCCTGCAGGGCGCGCTCAGCCTCGGTCCGGACGCTCGGGGGGATCGAAAGCTGCGAACCCGGCGTCTCGGTCTCGGCCCTCTGCAGCCAGTTCGCGAGCGACTGCGAGAAAGCCGTTGCCCGTGCGAGATCCTGTGCCATTCGTCGTCCTCCGTTCGCTGCTGCGGCGCACCCAGTTCCTCCAGGTCGCGCTCCAATTGACCTTCCGCCCGTCCGCGCCGGGCTTGCTATGCCAGTAATCCCTGAACGACGCCGCCTCGCGCTCGACCGCGACGCCGAGGGCGCCGGCGAAGGCCCGGTCCTCCTCCGAGGGCGACCAGTCGTCGCGGAGGCGCGTGCCTCGGTCGGCGCGCGGCGAAGCGCGCGCTCCTAAGGATCCAGAACTGTCTCTATCGTTTCCGTTGGTAGAGGTTCCCTTACTCTCGTCTCCTCTCCTCTCCTCTCCCTTGGAGTCCGTAACGGACGCCTCGACGGAATCCGTAACGGATTCGCGACGGATCCGTGCGCGCTCCGCAGCGGCGTCCGTGGCGCGCTTGGTGCGCTCCGATTGCCGGGCCTTTTTCTCCCATGCCTCCAAGGCCTTCTCGGCCACGACGCGGTGATACAATCGACCATCGCTGCACCGCACAAAGCCGCGCAGCGCGCCGCCCTCGCGGACCCGCTTCCAGGTCGCAAGATCGCGCCCGTACCCGGTCAGGCGGGCGAGGATCGCGTCGTCGTCTGGCAGGGAGGCGGCGGGGACTTGGTGCCAAGCCGCGCACCACGCCAGGACGGCAGCCCGGAACACCTCGGCGTCCTCGACGCCCGCGAGGTCGCTGTCGCGCAGTCGCACGACGTCGAGCGGCATGTAGTGGAAATTCCGAAGATCGACTTCGGCTGGTACGAGCGGGTCCATCAGCGCCCTTTCGACGTTGATCCGGCCCGTCGCGCGCGATAGGTTCGGCGCGCCATCGTGGCCGGACTGGTTGTGGCAGTCCGTTGCGCCCCGGTCTGTTTCCGCAGGCCGGGGCGCGTCATTTCTAGCCCGGCTATCGCCTGCCGTCCAGCAGCGCCCAAACGATGGTGCCGATCACGACGAAATCCTGCCATGCGAGAACCATTGCTTCCTCCGTTCGGGTTGGTGGCGGGAGCGATCCATCCAGCAAACGCACCGGCCAGGGACCGGTTGACGGGCAGAACCCGCTGGATCGCTTTTAGGTTCCGCGGCCCGCCGGCCACGGCAAGGGAGGGCCTGGCCTGTCCTGTCAGATCCCGAGGTCGAGCTGGACGCCCAGCCTGTGGGCGTAGAGCGTCACCGCCTGCAGCCGCTCCTGCTCGCGCGCCCGCTTGCGCTCGTCGCGCCTCAGCTGCACGACGCGCGTGAGCGCCGCCGGGTCATAGCCCGCCGACTTGATCTCGATCTTCAGCTCCTTGAGGTCCGCGCGCGCTTCGTCGGCGGCGTCGAGCAGGCGCGTGAGGCGCTCGGCGTAGCGGGTCAGGTCGTCATTCGTCATCGGTCATCTCCTCCAGAAGGATCTCGGCGCGGGGATTGTCCCGGTCGAGGTGGTGATACAGGTGCATTTCGCGCACCGCGCGGTCGTTGCGGTAAACGCGGCCCTGCAGCGCGTCGAGGATCAGCGACGGATCAAGGTCCGGTCGCCGCGAGGCGTAGTAGATGTGAGCGGTCATGCAAATCGGCGCGAGCAGCTGGTCCTGCGCTGGCAGCTCGGGAACTTGCCTCGAAACGGCCTCGATATACGCGAGGCCCTTCTCGCTCTTGATGACCCGCAACTTCGACCCGAACCGCACGATGCGGCGGCTGTTGGCCTTGCTGGCGGGCTCGCCCAAGATGACGCCGCTCCATGTCCGCTTCATGTATCACCATTGCAGAAGCATTCAGTGGCCCTGCCCTCTTCTGCGAACAGGTCTGCGCTTGCCTCCACATTGGCGGCTATCTGGGCGTATGACGGCCAATCCTTGCGCCATTGATCACCGTACACTTTCTCCTGTTGCACCCACCAGTCCGCCGAGCCCGGAATGTCACGCATGATAGCGCGCACGGTGGCAATGGGTTTCAGGAAGCACAGGTCGCAGTTCCCGTGCGGTGTGCGGCCGTTGATGTTGGGTAGCTGCAAATCGAAGTTCTGCCGCTCCCAGAACGCCGCTACGTCGCGCTTCGTGATGCCAGCATCTGCTAACGGACAGACAACGTACCGATTGCCTTCGTTGGACGCCTTGATGCGCGAGACCCTGTGCATCTCGTCCGCGCGCAGGCCAACGGCCTCGGTCCACTCGTCCCAACCCAGCGTCGCCTTCAACATGCGGTGCATGGCGCGGATCTTGAGGTCGGCCGTGCAGAACCTGGCGACGACGTTGGGCAGCATCTTCTTGCGCCGGATCAGCGCCGCGAACGGCTCGCCCGCGCGGCTGGCGTCGGCGTAGCTGGTGATGCGCCACCGCTGCGCGACCTCGTCGTGGTCGGCGTACTCGACCCACATGATCGGCACGCCCCATCGCTCGCCGCAATCGCGCACGAAATCGAGCGTCTGCGGCATCTCCTTGCCGGTGTTGGCGAAGATGACCAGGACGTCGCTCGGCAGCTCGCCGCCATGCGCTTGGACGATACGACAGAGCATGTAGGCGGACGTCCTGCCGCCGCTGAACGAGACAACTGCCGGACCCTTCAAAAAGAACGGATTGTTCCTCATGGCGTCCCTCCCGTCGCATCGCGGCTCTCGGCCAACATCGCCCCGCTCGACCCGGTCATCGACCGCTCTTGCGGCGGCGGCGTCCATCGCAGCAGGCGCTGCGGGCGGATGAGGTGCGCCGGGACGTCCTCGTACCTGCGGCCGCGCATCAGCTTCGGCCAGAGCTTCTCGGCGCGCGCGACGCAGGCCTCGGGATCGGTCGAGCGCGTCTCGGGCTCGGCGATGTCCTCGAAGTCCGCGATGGTCGGCGCGATGGGAGCGACGGTGCGACCAAGCGCGAGCGCTTGCCTGCCCTTGTCGGTCAGCCTAACGCGCGCCTTGCCGACCTCGATCAGCCCGCGCCGCCGCAGGCTGTGAACGCCGCTGTGCAGGCGCACCCGATGCGTAATCTGCGCGCCCCACGCGAGCCATGCGTCGATCGGCGCTTCGCCGCCAGCCGCGTCGAGGTACTCGACGACGAGCCGGGTGTAGCCGTTGCTGACAGCAGCCTTAAAGCGGCTGCCGCGATGCATCTTCTTCGCGGGCGTGAACCAGTAGGTCCAGCCGCACTCGGGCTGCTTGCGCGGAGCGTAGTCGCTGTCTACCAGCTCGCGGCGCTTCAAGTGCGCGAGGGCCATCAACACCAACCCCCTTTCCATGCCGGGCAGAACTTCGCACAGCCGCTGCGTCGAGGCGCGCCCGCCCTCGGCCCGCAACGCGTTCGACACGCGCTCGATCGCGGTGTCGCGCTTCATCGCCGTGCCTCGCGGCGCGTCGCGGCGACCGGGTCGAACGCGAGGCGCTTGGCGCGCGCGATGCGGAAGGCCTCGAGTTGCCGCGCGGCGGGCAACCGCTGGCGACGCTTCCAATTGCTGATAGCCTGCGGCGTCGTGGAGAACGCGCGGGCGGTGGCGTAGGTGCCGCCGAGGGCGGCGATGAAGTCGGTCAGGGTCATGCCTCGACGGCTACTACACGCGCGGTGTAGAGGTCAAGCACACAATTTCGCGGAAAGCGCTTGCGCGGGTAAAGCGATGGTGTATGTTCCCTCTGGTCCGGGTGGTGCCGGGCAGCAACCAGGAGGGACAAAAGATGCTTCGCGACGAAAACGATCACGGCGAAAAGTACGCGCACACGCGCGACTACTACGACTTCATCGAGGCGAGCCTGCGCCGCCTCAAGCGCGCCGAGACGCAGGCGATGAACAAGATCGTCGCCGCGCTGGAGGAGCTGCGCGAGGTCACCGAGCGCGAGTGGCAGGAGCCCTCGGGCTTCACCGACGCGCAGGACGCGCAGGCCAAGCGCAACTGGCGCGACGCCCTGCTCAACGCCGACACGCTGATCGGCGAGCTCACCTTCGAGGCGCGCGACGCGCTTCAGGCCGCGCTGGAGGAGTGAGAACCATGATGACCGACGTCGAAAACGCCGAGCGCAGCCTCGCCGACCTCGCGCTGCTTCGCCGCCGCACCTGCGATCAGGTCTGGGAGATCCTGAACGCGGTCGCCAAGGAGGTCGAGGAGATCAACGCGCAACACTACAACTGCCGCGCCATCTCCGAGAGCGAGTTGCGCGACATCCTCTACACCGCCGAGATCCTCGTCGAGCGCCTGACGATCCCGACCGAGCGGTTCAT